CCGGAGAGGTCATGTTGATCGTGTTGTGGGCGGCAGACCGGGCCATGCCCTCTACCGCGATGGTCGTGACCTCTCGGAAGGGGAAGCTGATGGTCAGGGTGTTGCCAACCGCGCCGTAAGCATTCCTTCGGCCAATGCTGGTGGTCTCGGAATACCCGCTTGTCCAGCCGATAGTCCACGGCTGGATCGCATCGTTGACTGCATCCCATTCGGCACCGGCCCAAGTGTGGTCTCCGCTGGTTTCGGTCATGCCTCCATAGCCATTGGAGAACAGGTATCCGGCGTACTGAGGAAAGAACCACATCTCAGCAGAGTAGGTGACCTCGTTGCCGATCTTCACACCATGCTCGGTGTCGAAGGACCCGGCACCCTGCCACCAGCCCCAGGTCGGCTCCTCGTTGAGGGCTGCCCGGGTGAGGGGTATGACCTGATCACTGGTGACAGCCGTACCAGCCGTGACCTCGTTACCGAAGTTGAAAATGCCCTTCAGTTTCGCTACCTGGGCCATTAGAGGGCCTCCTCATCTTCAGGGTCTTCCAGGGGGGCGGGATTGTCATCGACTTGAGCCTCCATTTCGGAGATCGGCTCCAACATCGGATGATCAACCTGACCCTCTAGCTCAATAATCGCCCCGGGCTTCAGGGCAAGCCTCAACCTGCCAACCTTGTATCGCCCGGGAATTGTAACATTTGCTCGATACTTCATCATTCCCCCTACGTCGGAATCAAGCCGAGGGCATTGACACCCTTCCCAGCGGCCTTCGGTTGGGAGCCCTCGTCAGACCCCTGGTATTCCCTGATCTGATCAACCGCAATGTGTCCACCACCAAAGTCCACGATCCACAGCTTGACCTCCGTCCCGACCAGTGCGCTTACATCCCACACTACCTCTTCGACAACATGGCTGTCATTGCCAGTTGCAGAGGCGACCATCTCTGAGGTGTCATTCAGAAGGAGGCCGACATACTGGGTCGCATAGTTGTTGGTCCCCCCGACGGAGATTGAGATGCGGTTCTTGGTCAGAACCCATGGCGAGGATTCGATGATACCGTACCTGGACATGTCGGGCCACATCTCGCCAGAACTGATCGTACTCTGGGTCAGGCCTGGACGGTAATGCTTGAAGGCGGTGGCGATGTAGCTGTTGCCGGTCATGTTCGAAGAGGTCCCGGAAGCGGCCATGTAGGCATCGCCCCAGATGGGTTGGTAGTAGAATGCCCCTGTAGCCGCCTCCTGGTTGTATACGCCGCTCCAGACCAAAGATTGGTCCATGGTGCCCGATGCCACCGATAGGCCCCCAGAGACCGCCACACAGCCCTCCATGTTGCCCCAGTTGGTCTCGGCAGGGTAGTTGCCGTAGGTGCCAGAGGTCAGATCGCTGAAATCGCACTCTGAGTATTTGTAGTAGAAGTACCCAAGGTTGGATGTCTTGTCCTTGTGCTGGGACAGGACATACTGGGTCCCGCTGATCTGGACAACTTCTGAGGCAGAGCCGGTCTCGCCGGTCCCGGCACCATGGGGGGTCGGGGAGCCAAGAAGCGGTCCATGGTACTGGTTCTCGGACCATGACCCCTTCATCGAGGATTGGCTTTGATGCCTTGTGCCGCTATTTGCGCCCCACATCAGGTGCCATTCGTCATCGATCTTGAACAACGTCGAGGCCTCGGCTCCGAAATTGGTCAGGTCGTTGTCGGAGATCGTGGTTGCCGAATGGATGAGGCTGGTGAAATCAGGATAGCCGCCACTCTCGGTGACGGTCGCATGGCCGAGGGTCATCTTGCCAGCATTGCTGGACCTCGCGCACAGGAAGAGGTTCCAGGTACCGCCATCCTCGACCACATAGGCGTCCCTTGAGTCTCCATCCCAATTGGCGGGGTCGGAGTAGGTGCCCCAGGGGGCTCCACCCGCATAGGCCCCACCGTTGCCGGTGTCATCCATGTTTGCCCAATAGATAGGCTGTTCAGAGTTCAGGGTTGTCCAGATATCGTTCTCGTAGTCGGCATCGGACAGGCATCCGGCAAGGCCGATCTTCTGCTCCCTTGTCGCCGTTGGGCTGGTGTGGGTCACGCCGGTAAAGAACATCAGGTACTCGTAGGTCGTCTGGGGTGCGCCACCGATCCCATAGTTCGGGTTGTCGATGATGTAGCAGGCCCAGACGTTGTGGTTCCAGTCCCCCTGGTTGCCGGTGCCAAGCTGGATCAGGGTCCTGCTGCCCCAAGACCTGAGGTCCGGGGATGAGTAATGGGCAAAGTATTCAGAGCCGTTGGTCTCCCCGGGGCCAGAGATGCCGATGGAGTGCCATCTCCCGTTCACGAACTTCAGAGAGTGGTCATTCTGGGTGGTGCTGGCAGGCCCCTGGATATAGGGCTGGTTGAAGGTCCAGACCACGCCGTTCTCGCCCTGGTTCCCGGCGTCACCGGCCTCGGAGGGGTAGGCCTCACCCACCTTCACCAACAGCGTGACAGTGGCCTCATTTCGGTAGGAGCCGTCCTCCAGGTTCCACCCATAGACAACGCTGGCGATGGAGGTGTGCATGGCGTTGGTCCCCCATTGGGGATTGGTCCTGGCAACCTCCTTCACGACCTCGGCCATCCACAGAACATTCTGCACGTTTGTGGTGTTGTCGGCCTCGGCCTCCCGGCACCGGACCTCGATGTAATACTGGAAGTCATCGAAGCAGGTCCCGGGCTGTTGCCCAGGCTCCTCCTCGGTGGGCGTGATCGAGATAGTCGGGTACTGGACATTGACCGGGAAGTCTCCAGCGTGGACAGCCTTGAGGTCAACAAGGGCAAGCTCCGCATTGAGGGAGAGGTAGGCCTCGATAGCCTCGATGATCGTCCACATTCTACCGGCAGATGGTGTTGCCCCATGGCTCATCGTCATGGCTTTTTCCCATCCTTAATGTAGGTTGCCAACTTCTTACTGAAAAGCCGATCTGAGGCGGGACCCCAGTGGAGGAACGGGCGCTGCACCATGTTGGCAGTACCATCCTGGTGGTACTTGTAGTACGGCACATGCGATTCTCTGACGCCGATTTTGGCTGTCCTCTCTGTGACCCGCCTCAGATGGCCGTGGCCACCCTTCTGGGTTGCAGAATAGAGCCGACCAGTCTTTATCAGTATAGGATTTGGGCTCCTGGTGGCCTCCCATGGGGAAATGCCATCATAGGCTCCCGCTGCCTTGAAGCGACGGTCGGTATCTTCCTCCACCCGGTCAGCAGCCCAATGCATGACAGGGCGAAGGTTCTTGACCCTCTTCGCCCTGGTAAGGGTGTCGAGCTTGGCCTTCGTTAGACCGACTGTTCGGACCTGGACCCGAAACGCCATTCCTCTGCCACCTCGTTCACATTCACCACCTGCACATTCGAAGGCAGTGAGTACATGATGTTGTTGTCAGTGTGAGATCCCCACGGACTCTGCCTCGGATGGTTTGCCACCGTCAGCATCGTAGGCTTCTCCAGGACCATGTTGAGGCGGCGAACAGCCCACCGCCTCAACTCGTCCACCTTCTCGACCTTGTTCGACATGTGGGAGCCCGTGTAGGCCTCTAGGGCATAGGCGGCACCGAAGGCCTCCGATACGCCCTGGATGACCTTATCCACGGATGCCCCGAAGGGGGTCTGGAACATCGGCCTCAACCAAGCGTCGATGTCACCATCCCCCCTCAGGATGTGTCCAGACGCAGTGGTATCCCCCATGACCGAAGAGGTCACGAAGGGAATGAGGTCACGGAGGCCAGACACATTGCAGTACATCAGATCACCTCATCGAAGAGTTCGACCCACTTCTTGCAGACATTCGGCCACGCGATCTCTTCAGCGTAGGCCATCGCATTGTCCAACCTGACCTTGAGTTCATCTGGCGTATTGCCAGCCCGGTCCTCCAGGATCATCTTCGCCACATGGGTCATGTTGTTGGTCAAGTTGTTTACCGAAACCCTGGGACGGAATCCGGTGCCATCGACCTGCACCATGCCCTGTGGCCCCTCGCCGCATTTGACCGGCCACCCACGAAGGAGGTCAGAGTTCTCGGCTTCCTCGGCCCCGGGGATGTTAAGCATCTCCGACAGGGAGGTGTTGTGGGGCGCGATCACCGGGGTCATCGTCGCCATTGCCTCGGTCACCGGGAGGCCCCAGCCCTCGCCAAGGGTGGCCGTGACAAAGATGTCGGCAGCGTTGTAGATCATGTTCAGGACATCGACGCCCACCGCCCGACCCGGATTGTGATCCTCCTTGAAGGACACGTCCTTGCCTTCCCCAACTTCCATCCCCAATGACAGGACGGCTGCGTGTTGGTGTGGCCCGTTGTCCTCTGGGTGCATGTGGAAGTAGAGGTGAGATTTGATGTCCGGGTTGGCTTCCTTGAACCCATGGTAGGCAAGGATGATGTCACCGTTG